TCCAATGCCTTGACTTAATGTCGCTTCCTCCAGCATCTACAAAATTCTTTCTATGTTCATCGATAAGAAAAAACTTCTCACTCAAATGCTGTCTCATCAACGTAATATGATACATTTTGTGAGGTTTGTTGGTTAGATTAGAAATCCTATCTTCTTCTTGAATAGAATAGGCTCCAATGCCAAGCACCGAACACACATCTCTTACGAAAAGAATGTTGTCATGACTTGAGCTAGAAATTTTTGCCGTTCCATCTTTTTTACAACTACCATCTGCCGCAAAATATCCTGCTAACCAACCAAAAAGATATGTCTTGTTTTCAGAGATACTTGGCTTATCTTTGAAAAAGTTAGGAATACAATAGTACTCTTTACCATCAGCATGTTCTAGTTGTCTACTTGGACATAATTCAAAATATTTTTCTAAAGCGCTATCCTTTTCACCGATCAAATTTGCAACAGCAGAGTTTCTATTGTCCCCTCTTCTACACCCATCTCCAAAAACAAACCCATGAGAAATTCCAAATGGAGATGGATCAATGTTTTTGACTCCCTGTCCAAAGGAGTATTGAAGCCTGTGAATCCCTGGTCGCAGGTCTGTTGTTTTAAACTCATTCCAACCGCTACTTCTATAGGGTTTTCGGCGGTCTCTTGAAAACCAAATATGATCACCTGTAACAAAAATGTCCTTCTTTACACCCTGCCTTGACAGAGTTAGCCTGTAAAGCTTTTGCTGTCCGAACTCCTTAACTTCAGCCTCTACCCACTTCCCCTCAGAAGACAATACTTTTTGCTTGGTTCCAACTGCTTCAATGAAGGTCTTAACACCAGAATCTGTAAGAAACTCTGTCTCTCCAGAAAAGCAATTGTTCAACCCAGCACTTCCGATTTTATCAACGATTTCTGTTCCCATCATCCATAGTCCGCGACCAGGAGGTAGAAACTTAAAATTCCACATCTTTTCAAAAAATGTTTGAGCAGTTTTTTGTGCCTGATATGCATTCCATGGAAGACCATTTGTTTTACAGTGCTTTTCTTGAATTGAAAAAGTACCTTCAGTAACTCTTTTTAAAGTATCAAAAAACTCTTCTTGAACACCTTCTGATGTTAATCTTGAGTATGTCCTTTTGTAAGTAAAATATGAAAGATCGCCATATCCCCACTTAGGTTGCTTGCCTTTATATTTGCTTGAGAATTTTTCTGAAAGTTTAAATGTCATTTTAGCCTGTTTTGTATATCGTTTTTTGAGTAAAAGTTTTCTGCATCATTTCTTTATTGAGCCAAAAGAAATAATAAACTAGAGTATGAAAATTTGTGTCCCGTTTGTGGGTATAGATTAACTATGATCTTGAAGGGCTCAATCATAGTATTCGTAATCAGAATTTTGTGAAGTAATTTTCACTATCTCACCAAAACCTTGACATGCAGGACATTTTGAAAGTGTTACAAAAAGAGGAATTTTTCCTGTTCCATCACACTTTAGACATTTTGTCCTTTCAGTCTCATAATCACCATCACCACTATCAGCATAGTCGTATTCATCATCAAAATCGAAATCTAGATCTGACATATTGTTATTTATGTAATGGTTTGGATTAGACACCTCAATAAATATTATTGAGAATCCTTGTTCTCTTCTTTAAGTCTCATCTTCTCATCTTTTTTAACTTGTCTCTTCTCTTCTCTAAATTGATCTCTCAACCTTCTTTTCATATCGTCTTCTTCGTCTTCCGAGGTTCTAGAGACTGCCGCAAACTCTTCTTTTGATATAACTTCAAATCTAGAAGTTTTCTTATCAATTCTCATTGGTAGAATGTCCCCATCTCGACCATTTCTATTTTTAGCAGTGAAACCATTCAATACCCCCTTAGACTTGTCTTTAGGCTTGCAAGCCCCTGTAAAAACAAAGTCAGGTACATCTAGCTTACGGAAAGACTCACTCATATTCTCTCCCGTAACAATTTCAGCACTAGAACCTTCCTTGTTTGATTGCGAAGCGCTCCATACAGCAAATTTGGGACTACATTCTCTACCAATATTTCTGAGATCTCTATAGATTGCCTTGAACTCATGCCTAGAGCTATTACTATCAAATTGCTTGATAGAACACATTTCATCAGCATAATCAACAATAACAAGATCTGGCCAGAAATTCTTTTTTAATCCCAACTTTTGCATTTGACCGCGAAAAGTTGCTGTTGTAACAGAAGATGAAGGATATTCTTTGATCATCAATCTACCAAGATCTTCCCCATTTTCTTCATACCATCGATTAACGAAGTCTTTATTTTCAGCAATCTCTCTATTGTTTATTCCTGTAAACCAACCATCATATCTGCGTCCAACTTCCTCCTCACCCATCTCCAGTGTGTAATGCAATACATTGAATCCAGCTTTTAGAGCGGCTGCTCCAACTTGAACAAGCCAATGGCTTTTGCCTACACTTGGGGCGGCTACAAATATGCCAAGCTCACCTCTTCCTAATCCACCATCTAAAACTTCTTTCTTGTCAAGTTCTGGGATTCCTGTAGGAATAGGTGACCGTTTCGTGCTTAGAAATCTTGCTTCTCTATCCTCACTAAAGTCATGACCAATACCAACTTCATCACCAGCTGATAAAGCTATTTTCATTATCTCCATAACCTCAGGATATCTGTCTTGCATAATCAACTCAGAACTCTTAAAGAGAGCTTCTTTCATTGCTTGTTTTTTACAGAAATCTAACGCTTTCTCTTTTACGAATGGTAAATCACATAGATCTGGTGTCTTTTTTGTCTTTGATAGAATTGGAATGATTTTTCCCAATAAAGCCGTTGACATACCTTCTTGTGATTTTTCTAGATTTTCCTTTAATATCCCAGCAAGAATGGGAATTGTTGGAAAAGTTCGATATCTTGCATAATAATCGTAATACTTTTTTGCTAAGAGCTGAAAGTGAGCCAAATCAAAGTACTCCACCTTGATAATATCAACCATTTGCTCTGCCCAAGAAGTATCAATCAGCAATGCTTGGATTACTCTTTCTTGAAAATCTTCTCCATAGTTAGAGAAAGAAGGACCGCTAACAGAGTCATCTGTCGTGTCTACCATATCTGTTGTCATATTTGTAATATTGTTCCTTAAGTAAATGTAAGATGATTGAAAGAGTCACAAATTCTATTTACATCGAGACCGTCTAGGTCGAAGTCTAAATACTTCTTCCAAAACTTGATCTTGTTGTTTTTTAGTTTGTACTCTTCTACGATTCTACAAATCAAATGAACCTGATTGAGATTAAGTAATCGATCATCAAGAACCATCAGGTCCATATTTCGTCTGACTATCTTCTCACTCTCAACTATGTTTTTATACATAACAAGAGGCTTTTTCGCAGTATTTACTTGCTCTCTACTTTCTTCCAAAATATCATCAATAGTAATTACTTCGTTGATCATATCGAAACGTTTTGCCAAAGTTTTAAATCCAACACGAGACACTCCATCAATATTGTCAGAACTATCTCCACAAAAAGCCTTTGCTACACAAAAGTTATCTGGAGATATACTGAATTCATTTATTACATCCTGTTTATTTACAAAAACCTTTTTTCCTGGTCGATAAATTTTTGTTTTATCATCAAGAAGTTGATAAAAATCCTTATCAGAAGAAACTATAGTTTTTTCATCGTCTTGGAATATCTTCTTACACATATACCCAATAACATCGTCCGCTTCGCAATCATCTACATACAACTGCTTAACTGGCAACCACTTAAGTAACTCAATAAGCATTCGTATCTGCTTATTCTTATTGTCATCGGTGTCAGGAATGTCGTCTCCATAAAACCTATTCATTTTTGCAGGCTTTCGATTTGCCTTGTATTCTGGGAATATCTTTCTTCTGCGTGGTGAACCTCCACCTTCCCATACGACATACACTTCACTTGGTACGTGCCTGTTTACAAGAGCAGATAACGCCTTTATATATCCGATAGTCCCACCTGAAAGATCTCCGTTCTTATCCATAGAAGGATTAGCCATATAATGCCTCACAAAGAGGTTCATGGAATCCACAATCAATATCTTTTTATTCATTTTACTTACCTGCTCGATGAGAAGCTAACATCTTCTCTGCAATTTGTCAAGATTTTTATATAAAAATTCCGAGCCAAATAAATAGCTCGGAATTCGTCTCCTAAAGTATTTTAGGTATCGCCGGTACTTCCTAGTGCTCCGTCTCCTCGATCCGTCTCAGAGTCGTAAATAGAATCACTCTCGATAAGCTCAACGTCTGTTTCAATCTTTACAAATACGGCTTGAGCTATTTTTTGACCTGCAACGATGGAAGTTGTAAGTCGACCAACATTGTTAAGGTTTACAAATATTTCTCCATCGTAATTGCGATCAACAACACAGGCTCCAACAAGTAAGTGATTTTTTGATGCAATTCCACTCTTGTTCTTTATTTCAAGCATGTACCCCTCTGGTACTTCTATTTTCAACCCAGTTCCAAGAATTCGACTTTCCCCTGCACCGACCTTCATTGCTTTACCCCAGTCTCTCTCATCTGATGGGCAGTAAAACAAATCCATTCCAGCATCTGTAGGATATGCCCGAACAGGCATCTTTGCTTTCCCATGAACCTTTGTTACACGAACTTTCATACGTCTAACTCCTTCATAATGTTCTCTTCTGAATCCTCACCTTCATCAGCATCATCCGTATCAGGATCGTACTCGCTAGCTTCCTTGTTGCTTCGATCCATTATGGTTCCCATTATTTTTGACAAACAAGGCTTAGTTATTGTCTCAAAATGTTCTACCATTAATTTTTCTTCGATATTCTTTTGCCTAAAAGA